TCAATTGATAGATCAAACAATCCTTCAATTGGTCCTTCTGCTAGTGCGTATGCTACCCAAAGATATTTGTTATCATCAGCACCTGTTTCTGCGAATGTAATTGCTCCACCAACACGTCTAAGGCCATATACCACAGGTATGTTTATAGTACTACCGTTTCTTGTTACAAGTACACCTTGTTGACGATCCGCCTCTCCTGCGGCATCTGGTGCTCCTGGCATTCCTCCAAACAATCCCATAAATGGTTGTGTAATAAAACTAACAACACTTGAAACAACGTTTACAACGGCTTTGACAACACCTACTACGGCTTTGACAATCCCTTTAACGACTTTCTTTATTGTTTTTACTACACCACTCATGATTCAATATCCTTGTACATCCATAGGGCTTCTTTGAACCCTTGACTTTCATATAATTTACGACTGCGTTCAACATCAATGCCAATGTCTCCTGCTGTAATTTTTTGACAATCAAATATTGCACCCCACTCTTCAACAGATCCAATAAGTTGTTTGAATGTTGAAATGTTGCGATGTTCTTTGAGTACAAAAATTAAATCAATATGTGCGTATACAATATTTTCATTCCATTGCGGAGTTGTCATTGTACCACTTACAAAGCCTACTGGTCTTTGTCCTTCATATGCGTTAAACCAAAAGAAACTGTCTTGTGCTGTTCTACCTCTAATCAAATTTATAACACTATCACTGTCAAACTGTTCTCCAATTTCTGGATTTAGTTCACTTGCTTCATTGGCATAATATTTGCATAGGTTGATTGTTTCATCTATTTCTTCTGGTCTTATTTTTCTTACGATCATTCTGTACGTCCCCATAAAAATTCTTGGTTGCCCACAAAACCTGCTTTTTCAAATGATGAATCATATTGTACACCTTGGAATAACCAATTGCTCCAATCATTTGTTTTACGCCCTGCTTGTCTTTCAAAGTCAGCAAAATGACTACTTGCTTCAATTGATATTGAACAAGAGTTTGCTGTTTCTTGAATGCTTACATTGTACACTTCACCATCAAACATATTGATAGCCGCTACACCACCAGCACTATCTGTGCCAATAATTTGTAGAGTGTTTAGATCTAAGAAACATTTGTAAACAACAACCCTTTTGCCTTCTGGTTCTTTGCCTACAAATCTATCAACATAACCACTTGGTAAGCCTGACAAGTTGATTGAAAACTTGCCTACTTTTACATCAAAGTCTTCGTTGATTGCACTATGGCCTAAGAATTCGCCTTGTGCTGAATATGTGTTTGTTCCTGCTGTTGGAGCCGTGTCTGAATCAAAGTCAATGTTGATACCACCACTTGCTAGATACAATGGCGCATCATTGTTATTGCTATCTTTTAGATGTATTTCAATAAGGTCACACGCAATAGTATGATCTCTGTAATATTCATCCTTTAGATATTCTTCTCCAGCAAAACTTTTCATCTACCAAGTCTCTCTCATGTCTACTGTTATACTTGTTAATCCGCCAATGCCTACATCAAATTTTTGTACATCATTTTCACTAATTGCTGTGAATGGTACTGCTGTTAGTGTAAGGTCAGTGTCATTAGGTACACTTGCTACCAAACTACCTGCGAAATATAATGTAGCAACACCACTGCCATCACTTGTGCAAGTTGCCACTGCCTGATATACTTTTGAATGATTGTCAAACTTAAAAAAATCACCTGAGTAAAGAACTTCTTTGTTTGCTCCACAGTTGTCTAGTGCTACACTTTTTGCCCCAGCCGCATAACTTGTGGTTGTTGCTGGTGTTGTGCTAGGTGGATTAGTTGACTTTGAATAACTTACTTCTGGCAATACAATTTCAAAACTAAAAAGACTTCCATATGTTTGTGCTAGGAAACCTTCTACAAGTCCTGCTTCTCTATCCGTTAGTGTTGGATATTTTATTTGCCAATTGTAAAATGTATGTCCTTGACCAACACGTCTTGTTTTGCCTGAAAATGTTTCAGTTGCCAATGTTGGTGTATTGGTTGAAATTGTTACTTTATTAAAACTTGGTGATGTTGGATATTGACTTGCTATATCAGCCATTAGAACCTACTCCTTTGTCCGCTCTCTAACATAGCATCTGATATCACTTGTTGGATAACACCTCTTCTGCTAACCAATAGTTCATCAAAGCCTTGTGTGTCTACGGCTTGTATTTGAAAATTAACGTTTACTTCTTTGCCACCCATATCGTCCATTCTATCTATTCTACCACTGATGTTTGGTGTAAAGATTTCAGGACCTGTTTCTCCAACTAGGAATGATTTACCTTCTTGTACAGGTCCACCTAGTTGTCTACCACTGTATGTTTGACTTCTAATTGTAGCAACGTTTGCCAAACCAGCCGCTACGGCAATTGCCGCACCAATGAAACCAAATGGTGGTGGATATGTTGCAAGTGCTAATGTTGCCGCTTGGTAAGTGGCCATAATTGCTTCAGCAATACGTAGAGCCTTACTTGCCTCAAATGCTTGTTTGTTGTATCTGCCTAATTGTTCAAATGCGTCCCCTGCCTGACCAATAAAGAACTGATACTTTTCTGCTTCTGATTTTTTCTCAAACTCAACTCTCTTTTTGAAGATTGCTTGTTGTTTTTCTTGTTGACCAATACGCTGTAATTCTGCTGTGTTAGTTGCTGTCATTACTTCGTTGATTGCTTTCTTTTCAAACAACACTTGACGTTCTAATGATTTCATAAAGTTTTGTTCTTTACGTCTATTGAAATCTTCGTTTAGTCTGTGCTTTTCATTTAGGTACTGTATTTCAAGTCCCTTAAGTGCGTTGCGTTGGTCTTTTTCTGATTTGAAATCTTGTGATAGGATGTCTGCTTTTGCTGACTCATACACTTTTGCTAATTCATCTAAATCTGCTTGTAAGGCACTTGGATCAAACTGTGCTCCGCCTTCCATAAGTGCTTTCTTCATGTCTTTGAATTTTTGTGTAACTTTTTCTACGGCTTTTTCAGTATCTTTCATACTGTTTTGAATTTCATTTTGTGCTGTTTTAGTTTCGTCAGTTTGCTGATTTAATTCATACTGTGCTTCATACTGTGCTCTTGCCGCCGCTGTTGCTTGATCATAACTTAGACCTTGATCTACCCAAGTTTGAGTAAGTTCTGCAATAACTTTTTTACTTTCTTCTGTCGCTTGTTGAATAAGTTCATTTGATAATACAGCATCTTTAACTTTTGTTGTAGTTTCTTCAACAGCAATACTTAATTTTTCATATCCTTCAATGGCAACATCTTTAAGAGCGCCACGCATTTCAGCACTACTTCTTGTTACTAATTTTTCAAATCCAAAAAATTCGCTAACAGCATTGATGCCACCTGCTACGCTGTCTACTAAAAAATCAAATGTATCTGTTACAACGCCAATTGCTTTCTTAAATGCTCCTACTAAGAAATCAGCAACACCGCTAAACACTTCGCCCATTTTGTTTACCACAGCCATTACTTGACTAATAGTTCTACCAAGTCCATTCTCCATACTTAGATATGTGATGGCACTTGCGGCCGCTACTGCTAACAGTCCAATTGGATTTCTTGCCATTGCCAGTGTAATTGCTTTGATACCGCCTGCTACACCTTTAAGTACTGCTATTAGGCCTGCGCCTCCTAATACTGCTGTTAAGATTTTACCTGCTTGGATAAAATTACCCATATCAAAGTTTATTTCTTTTAGGAATTTTGTAGTTTGGAAAATAGCAAAACCAACTTCTTTACCTAGTTCTCTAGCAAGATCTTTTGATCCTATAACTGCGTCTTGTAAAAATTTAACAAAGTCTGTTGAAGCATCTCTAAATCCGCCATCACCAAATGCTTTTTGTACAAGGCCTACGTTGTCTTGTAAATTACTCAATGCTCCTGTGAGTGTGTTTGCTGATCTTTCTAATGCTCCACTAAATTCAGTTTGACCAATTTGTTCAATAAAGTCAATTATTGATTGTCCATCATTGTCAATTTGTGTAGCAACACCTCTAAAGTTTACAGTAAGTTTATCACCTTCTGTTTTAACTTTGATACCTAATTGTTTAAGCATTTCAAATTCGCCTGTTGTGGCGTTGAATACTGCTTTGGCAACATCATCTATTCTTTTACCCATACCCGCGGCAATGTTACCCACGTTGGTCATAAATTCAGTTGTTGGTTTTAGTCCTGCGTTCTTAAATGTAATAAACGCATTTGTTACTTCTGCAAGTTGGAAGGTAGTGCCTGCTGTAAAGTCCTCAATCAACTTCATTGATTCAGCGGCTCTTACAGCATCACCTTCAATTGTAATTAAAGTATTTTTAAGATCTTCAAATGTACGAATTGTCTGGATTGTGCTTTGGATTATTTTAGCACCACCAATTGTAGCCAATGCCGCCGCCGCTATACCAGCCACTTTGGTAACACTGAACATAGATTTTTCTACACGCTTTAAGTTTTTTTGAACTCTCGCCGTAGCACGATCTAGGTTTCTTGTATTGCCTTTGAACTGTATAGTAACATCTTGAGCCATTGGGCTATCTCCTTGCTTTTGCTTTATTCATTGCTTGGCGTTGTTCATCTTGTTCTAACTTGTAGAAGGCCGCCCAGCCATGGAATTCAGCGGTTGTCATTTTCATAACTTGTGTAATCGTTAGACCCAAATCTTTACCTAATCTGTACATGAACATTAGGTCTGGGTCCTCCTTTAGTTTTTTTCAACTATTTCCAAGTTACTATCTGCCACAGCACTATTCATGTCACCTACAACGCGGATCACCACTGAAGGATCTACCTCATTCATAAATGTCATCTTGTCTGCTTTCTTAAACATCTTCGTACCATCTGCGTTTCTGCCTTTGGTAATCAATGTCTCAACCAGTGCTTCCACTGTTTTATTCTGTTGTGCTAATTCAATCAATCTTGATTCTTCTGCAAGTGTATTGCTGTTCTTAAACCAGATTTCACAATCACCCCATTCAGGTACTTTGATTGACATCATGTCACCACTAATTTTACTGCGGAAGTGGGCGGTCGCTTTATCTATTGGGTTACTCATCTTATTCTCCGTTTGATTTCACGCACCGTAGGTTTGATTATGCCTTTAGGTGCTTGTTTACTATAGCCCTCTTCTAATCGCCCTATATAAGGGACTTTGTTGTTTACATTAAAGCCTTGGCTAGTTTCCTTTTTATTCCAACCTCTGCGGGCTCTACCGCTTTTGATTGGAGTAAATTTCTTAACTGACTCTTCAACGATTGTAGCAACTCTTTCTACTACAGCCTCTAACTCCTCGTCAATTTCACTTAAGGCGGAATCTATGCCAATGACTTTAATGCTCAACATAAGTTTACTCTTACGTGTTCTCGTAAGTTACACCACCGCTACCTTGGAAACTGATAGATGCTTCTACCATGCCGTCCATTGATGCGTTTAGAGTAAATCCTGTAACGATGATCTCACCACTGAACTTAGTTGCCGCGTGGTTAGTTTCATCTGGGAATAACTCAATTGTGTAAGGTGTGTGTCCAACTGGTTGTAGTGTTGGGTTAAATGGTGACATATCAGTTCCACTGTCTGCTATTGGGAACTCATCGCCATCATAGTAAATTTCAGCGGTACCTGAAAAAGAACTTAGTCCTTTTACATACGTTCTGCTGTCATTACCCATAGTTGTAGTTTCAATTGTATCTGATGTAATTTCAAGTGAAAATGAACGAACACTTGCCACAGAGGTTAGTGATCCGCTTGCATCATCCATTTTAACCACACCATTGTTTCCAGTAATAATACTTGCTAAAGCCATTATTTTTCTCCTTTGTTGCTGGTTACGTTAAAAGACGCTTTTTTTTCTGTGGGCGCCTGTTCCACTTGTTCACTGCCATCAGTTTTGATATCAGTAAATTCTTTTTTAGGTGGTTTCACAGTTGCTTTGACTTCTAGTGTTGCGTCTAAGAACTTGTCCCAACCTTGTTTTTCTAATTCTGGCACCAAAGAGTGATCCACCACTTCTTTTGTACGAGAACCTTTTTTCATTTTGATCATAGTTTTCTCCTTATGCTGATCCTCTTTGGAAATAGTAAACTACTTCAAACTCAATTAGTATTTCTGCTAATGGAGCCAGTCTTTCTACTACTTCTATTGATGTTATCATTGAATTCTGTACTTGACTTGATGTCTTATTTCTGTATCTATCTGAGTCAAGTGTTTCTTCAATGGCTTCAATAAGAGCATTACGTTTAGCATCAAGTTCTGTGCCTCTTTGAAATCCTCTAATTTGAAATGATATTGTGCCGCGACGAACGCCAGCACCCATAGTTTCTGTGTCACGCTCTTCTGAGCCTGATTGAATTAGTATTGCGGGGAATTGTGTTATTGCTAATTTTTCAACATCAAATGGTTCTCTTGTGACCAACACAGGACGTGGGTCAGCAATGTCTTTAAGAACTTCTACTATGTTGTTTGCAATGTCGTTGCGTAAACTCATTTGCTATCTACCTTTTTAGGCGAAGATGATGAGTTGCTACTTTTTCATTGTCTGATATTGTATTATCATTATTCAAGTCATACTCTACACCGTCTCTTAGTACTAAATCCATTTCACGTTCATACTCTGCTCTGTAGTGTTCCATCTTTCTTTCAAAGACGTCTACGTCTGGTTCAAATCGTGATAGTTTTGGATAAATGTGATACCCCAATGCTTGATAGACACAGGCACGGGTCAGTTGACTTGCTGTATATAGATCTTCGTCTGGCTCTTGATTACCACCAGCCACGTGCTTTACATCATAAAGTCCAATTTGCTGTGTGGGCCACCAACGAATGCGTAAATCTCTAAAAACATCAGATTGTGCTTTTACGATTTCGCCGTCAAAGTCTGAAATACCGTAATTTTCAATGTCTGGCTCAAACGCCGCGACATCTGTGATTGTTGCTAATATAGCCATAGGGTCCTGCTCCTAACATTATTGGTGAAGTCCTTCTTCATCCATTTGTATTTATTCGTATAAAAGAATAGGGCGCCAAAACGCCCTATTCTAAGTCAGTTAAGATTGATTAGGCAATCTGTGCGTCTGCTACTAATCCAACACCGTATTGGTCAAATAGTTCGCTAACACCGTAAGCCATAGAACCAACGATTTCTAAACTACGTTTAGAAGCGTTACGCTCTGTTTCAATTCTCATTGAACGCTTAACCATGTAACCTAATGCGTCAGTTGACATTACTGCACCAACGTATGCACCAGCACTTGCGCCTGATACTACGTTAGATTCAAAAATGTCTACACCAGCAATTTTACCTAAGAAGCCATCTCTCAAAGCATTGTTACCAACGTCTGATAGTGAGTGACTCATAGTCGCTCCAACGTTAGTTAATTGCTTTTTAAGTTGGTATGCTTGGAATGGGTGTAGTAAACACACATAACCACCATTTTGGTCTGCATTGTTAGATCTTAGTGTTGCCGCCGCTTGGAAGATCATATCTGCTGTGATTTCTGAGTCACCTGTTCCAAGTGATGTTGAAAATCCAGAAAATAATCCTGCTAAGTCAGTGTCAACTTTTTCAGCCATTGCTGAACCTAATTGACGACCAATTGCCGCCGCTACATCGTCAGTTGCACCTTCAGCCGCTAAGTCAGTTAGTTCAACCATTACACCAATTTCACTTGCTGTGATAGTTTTAGAAGTAGTGTTGAACGCTGTGTTGGCTAAGTCTGTGCCGTCTGCTACAGCCGCCGCCGCTACTGTTGGGTAAATTGGAACCTGTGCTGTTAAGCCTGGAGTTCCGCTCATGTCGTAATTACGAACAAGAGGTCTAATGATAGTCTTCTCGTTCATTGTGTACAATGCTGATTGTACAATATTTGCGTACAGTTCTGATAATACTGCACCTGTTGCTTCATCTGCCATGTTATATCTCCTTTAGATTGATAGCATTTATGTTATATCCTAATCCCTTTGCCTTTCATGATTTCCGCATATTGGGCTCTGTGATTAGGGTTTGTCATATCCAACTTGGATATGTCGTTATCTACCACTGGAGTTTGCTTACCTACGCCTTGTCCTGTACCAGAACCACTTGGGCCTGCTTGTACAAAGTGTGGATTCGCACTAAGGAACTCTTTGATTAGTGTGTTTGGTGCAATGGGCGAACCATTATCATCATAACGCACATTTCCGTTTTGATCTACTACATCTACTCCACCTGCGTCATTTAGTTTGACTTGGTTTTTCAATAGGCTTACTACTTGTTGAGGGTTGATTGCTTTTTGCGTACTTGCCTCATTTAGTAGAGCACCATCTACCTTGATAGTATGAAGTTCTGATTGATATTGTGTCAACTTGCCGTTAAACTTTTCAGCCTGTTCCTTCAATAACTTCTCATACTCACCACGCTTTTCAAGTTCTTCTTGTTGACGTAGTTCTTCTTTTTCTACCAAAGTCTTGTAGTGATCTAAATCAACGTTTGAGAATTTCTTTTCAAACTTTGCTTTTTCTCGTGCTACCCTTTCTGCTACAATACGATTTACATCATCTTGTGATAAAAGGTTTTCCTTAGTTTCCTGTGTTGCTACCTGTTGTTCTGTAGGAGTAACAGTTGACTCCGTTTCATTTACCGCTGTATCTTGCGTCATTATTTTACCTCTTTCTAATTGGTTGAGTTACCACCTGCCCTTTGACAGTACTGTTTGTATTTAGTATTTTTGTATCAAAACCTACTATTTACGGCGCATACCGCCTCTTGTAGATTTCTTTTTCTTATCTTTTTTCTTTTTGCCGCCTCTTGCTTTAGCCATGTTATTCTCCTTGTGCTATTATAACTTCCAGTTCTTTAACTTTCAGTTCTAATTCTCTTACCCTCGCTATAGTATCTTGAACTTCAACAGGTGGTTTGAAATCATCTATCCACTCGTCATTTTCTTCAACTTCTATTGCTATCATTTCTTGATTGTGTTCAAGAAAAGCAATACGTTCTATGATACCAAAGTAGGCCCATACAGCAATACCTGTGAATGCTATAAGACTTAGAAGATTTTTTAGAGGTATAGTAAATTCACTACCTTCATTTAATTTATTCGCCATCTTCTATTCCTTGCCAACTTGGGTGTTCATGCCATCCACATTCTTTCATACCTTCAAGTATTTCTGCTCTGCGTGTACGACACAAATGATACAGTTCTAAGAGGTTTTTCCTTGCTCTTCGTCCTGCTGTTTTGTTACTTTTTGTTTCAAACTGATGAAGATTTTCGTTATACTCTGCCAGCAACTCTCTAAAACGTTCTTCATTGCCCTCAATGTAGTATGGAACATCTGCAACATATCTATTCGCCATTACCAAACAATGCACTTAGTTCTGGATGGAGAGTAAGTATCTGCTCGTCTGTATAACCCTGACTATACATCTCACGCAGATGACTTACCATCTCACCCACTGATGTTAATGGCCCGTGTACCATTGCATCAGGTGCCATAGCCCCCACGCTCTGCTCTTCAAATTCTTCTTCAAAAATTGTTTCATAGATCTTAGCATCAATGTCTTTTAACATACCTGGTGATGTTACGTTTGCTTCTTTTGCCAACTTCAACATATTGATATCATTAAACTTGTCTTGTATTGAGAATGAACGTGAATACTCTACATATCCATCCCATACTTGACCTTGATACATTGCCCACATACGCCAAATCTGTTCTTCAGCGTGTTCTAAGTTCATTGCAAAGTCTGCCAATTTAGCATTTAACATTTGAAATTCTGTTTGTAATCCAATGCCTGACAAACGTCTTGATTCAATTGAACGTATACCGCCTAAACAAGCCATTCTATCAATTGAGTCTACCTTGCGTTGCATACTAGATAGTACTGCTTCAATTGAAGCACCATCTGGTTGTAACAGATAAGGTTTAAGACCTGGGTCCATTCCTTGTGGTAGTTGTACAATTGATCCTGCTCCTGCACTTGCTTCTGTGTCAACAGTTTTTACAAGTGTTGGGTGATTTGTTAATCTAACAATCTGTTCAATCTCACTTGAGAATTCATACAGTTCTTTTTGTACATCAGCAATGTCTCCAACAGCACTAACACCAACGCCTCTGACGTTGCCACGTTGTGCGTAAACACACACCGCAGGTATTCTACCTAGTGTGTTTGGCATTGTTTCAAACAGTTCACCTTGTTTGTCGTCACCATCTATAATATACACATTTATTTCATTTGGTGTATATTCTCTAATGTATTGCGTAGAACCAACTACTTCTTCTTTTACTTTAAGATAGTTCAATGTATAAGCACCATTAGTTTGACGTGAATACTCCCAATCAAGGACGTTATCTGGTGTAAAGATACTCACATATGGTCTTAGACCTTGTTCTAATTCTTCTGCTCTTGTTGTAACTTGAGTTGTTGGTTTATCAACTACTACCCAAGCATTTCCATATACCATTGTAAGACTGCTTAGGTCTCTAATAAAAGCATCAAAACTTCTACCATCTAAGTCTGCGTCTTGCATAAATGCGTTCAATGGAGCACCTTCTAAACTGCCCATGTCACGTCTTATTGGTCTACGAAATAAGAAACTGTTGTAGATTCCTACAACACTTTTTGTATGATTGTCTACTGCTAACATACGTAGACGTTTTTCATAGTCTTCTCTACTTTCGTAGTAGTAAGGTTCTAAATATTTTCCTGCGAAGTAATCGTAGCCACCTTGGTACGAATCTCCTAAGAACTGCCATCTATTCAAATAATATTTGTAAGCACTATGCGCCTCTAATATCATATCAATGTTGTTACGGCTGTCCCCTTTAATTACTCTATCTCTAATATAGGGCATTATGTCCATCTCCTTGATTGATTGTTGTTACCAGTAAATGCCCAACGTTGTGGTGTAGAAGATTCAAAGTCTGTTCTCAGTGGGTATAGGAAGTCTACCAAATATCCAACTGCGTCAGCCATATGATCCAATTCTCCATCCTTTTCAATTACGGATGTACCTGGTTTGTAAACCATTTTTTCTAAACTGTTTATGATCTGTTTACATTTTGGATCAATAAACAATGTTCTTGTGTTCTGTGTATTCTTTAATTTAGCGTTTACACTATTAACACGGTCTCTAATTGGCGTGTGGGCATTACGCACTTGCACTTGAAACCCTGCATTTTGTAGTATTGAAATATCTGTTCTACCACCAGCACTTGTTTTTCTTTGTCTGCCTGCTGGGTCTGGATACATTACAATCCTTGACTTTGGATATCTACGTTTGATTTCATCACAAACTTCATCTGTGTT